AGTTTCTTTTTTCTTTTATCACATCCACAGTCTGCGTCTAATGCTTCTGCTACGGTATCTACAACTTTTTTTATTCCTGTTGCTTTAGTTATTTTCTCAACTGTATCACCAAATCCTTTAGCGGCTACTTTTTGTTGATATTCAAAATTGGCTTTAAATTTATTATAATCGTTCATAATCTTCGTTTTTGTAATCTTCGTAATCTTCTTTTAATTTATCTTTTAATATGTTTTTTGCATTCTTTAAAGTATTAAATATACTTACCCAACTTATTTTTGTTTCTGCTGCAATCTTTCTTATACTCATATTTGTATCTCTATATAAAACAAAAAGCTTTTTATCATACCAATGCCAGTCCTCTATTTCCTCATCTATTTTTTGACATATATAATTATACGCTTCTTGTTCTCTTAAATCCGAATGATCTTCTAACTGAAGTACTCCATCATCAATAGAAACTTTCCTAACTTTTCGCTTACTATTATAGTATAAGTAGTAAGTAGTTCGTAAAGTGAAATACATATAACCCCTACGAATAATACCATTTTCAATAACCTTTTCTGGTTTAGCATATTTATATAATATTAAATAACTCTCTTGTACAATATCTTCTGCATAATCATATTCACCAAAACCATTAACTATTCTGATCCATTCTTTATGTTGTCTTGCTACTATCTCTAGCCAGTCTGCTCTTCCCATTTCACTGTAACATTTATAAATCCTATGACACACTGTAAAGTGTATTCATCAAAACCATCATCATATTGTTCTTTGTGAAATAATGCTCCTATCATGAAACCTTTTATTAATGCTATATAAATATCTGCATTTTTGTATTGACCAATCATTACAAATATTGTAGTTATAATAAGAAGTATAATAAGTATCAAAATAATAATTCTTTTTTGTTTTTATCTAATAAATCTTTATCCATAAAAGTGAAACCAATATTATTCTTTTCCATCTTTAATTTTATTGGTTCATCAAACGGTGTACATCTTCCTCCTGTTTCCATTTCTTTTATTTTTAAAACAAATAAATTAGAATAGATCCAGTCAGTTGGATGAGATGTGTACCTGTGAATACAAATCAAATCATCACAACGGTTTCCCCATTTACCACCTCCTTCTACACTAGCCATGCTTAAAGGCATTGCCAATCCTTCATACTCGTGTCCTTTTGGATGTTGTCTACGTAATGCTTCTGTTACACCATGAGCATTTAAATATAATGTAATGTTGTTTTTTTTAGCAAACAATCTAAATTCAGTACTAACTTGATAGTCGTACTCATGTCCTCCTACTTCTTTGTATAGTTGTTTGTCTTTTATTAAAGAGTTATAAGGATCTATAAGTATTGCATCATAATCCCAAACATCTTTAATATCTTTTGCTTCTTCAAGTAATTCTTTGTATGTGTAAAGTTCTTCTACATCTATAATCTTAAAATAGGAATCTGACCATTCTAAAGCGTCTTTTATCTCTGCATCATCTGCCTTTGTAATAGGCTTACGCATTTTAAACTCTACTATTTTTCTTTGTATTGATTGAGGTGTGTTCTCTGAAGACCAGATTAAAAACCTCTTTTTGTGTTTAAGAGCCCATATGACGAATAAATACAATATAACAGTTGTTTTACCAACATTCGCATGACCAATTAATAAATTAAAATTGCCTTGTTTGTATCGTAAGTATTCGTCTATGTCTGGTACTCCTATTTTTAAACCTTCCTTAACTCTTCCATGTTTAATATCTAAAAGTTTTTCAAATATTTTAGAAGAGTTTACTATCATTAGAATGGAAGATTATCGTTTACGTCTGGCATTTGTGCGTTTGATGTTGTTTCTGCAACAGCATTAACTATTTTCCATCCTGTAACGTTTATGTAGTATTTACCTTTGTACTCGTTAGATCTTAAATTAACTCCTACGTTAATTGTTTGACCTACTTGTAAGTTGTTTACTAAATCAATTTTATCATTTAAAAATTCTACTGGTATCGTTTGTGGATATTTTCCAGTAGTCTCTACTAATACAGTTTTTTTCTTTAACTGCTTAATAGTTTCTAAACTTCCTATTGATTTAATTGTACCTGTTAATTCCATATTTATTTTTTATTTATATTATATAACATTTTATATTCCTCTGTTGTTGGCAACAAATTCTTCTCGAAGTAGAGATACTTTCCTAATAGACTAATGTCTCCTAGTATTTGTTCTTTCTCTTTATCGGTAGCATTTCTCCATACAGGATTTAGTGCTATTTCGGTAGCTCTATCTACAGCTCCTTGTTTACTAATAGAATCTTGTGTTTGATTAATCCAAGTCGGTTTATTGTTCTGTGTCATTTTCAAAAAATTTATTTATTATTAATTGTTTTTCTTTTTTACTTAAAAAGTCAGCTTTTAATATTTCAAATAAAGTAGTTCTTAATTTATCTATTTCTTCTTGCTTTCGTTTAAGTAAATCAATGTAATGTAATTCAATCATACTCAAAGTTATTAAAAAAAAGTTAAAAACAAATAATAAAACAAAAAAAAAGAGGGAAAATTAATTCCCTCCCTTAAACAAAGAACAATAAAAACTAGAAATAAAGTTACGTACTAAAAGAAAAGTCTTTTATTCTTTCATTATAATCGTCTATCATTTCAATTATTTCTATATCTGTAAATTTAGCAATTAATCTGCTTTTATTATATAATTGTTTTGACAAGTTTTCACCAATATATAAACTAAACTTGTATTGTTCTCCATATCGAAACACATTGCACGCTACACATTGAGCATGTACATTCTCTTCATCCCATCTTGTTGAGTAATGTTTTCTAGATATAAAGTGTCCTGCTTGTATTTTAGTCCAATGATGAACTTCTCCACATGTAGCACACCTGCAGTAGCCTTCAGGATCAGCATCACGTTGTCTAATGTATTTAGAAAATACAGTATCTAGTTTCTTTATTAAGTTCTTTCGTTTAGGTTTTCTAGGCATTTTTATTTGTCCATACTTGTTATTAGAATCTTTCCAGACTCTGGATCTATTTCTTTTATTTGTTTATAAATGTATTTAGAATTAGCTTTTACTTCATTCTTTTCTGTTTTAGATGAATCTAAACCAAGATTAGTATATTGGATTGCATCCAATTTTAATAATTCATCTGTTCTATCTTTAACAGTTAAATTAAAATCACTTATTATTTTATCAGCTAATCTTCTTATATCATCCATATTAAATATTAATTTATTAATTTATTAAAAATTGTTATACATTAATTACCACTAACCCACCAAAGTTATTCACTTTTTTTTTAAAAGTAAATAGCTAGGTTAATTTTCTTTTTAACTATAAATGTTAATATTATCTCTTCTTACCTTGTCCTCTATAGGGTTTCTTATATCCTACTTGATTTTTTGAGGCATTCTTGGAATGGACTCCTTTTCTTTTTTTTGTAGAAGGTTTAATATATGCACTTATTGTTTTTCTTGCCATTAGTTAGACTTGTTGTTTAATTTCTCAAACGTTCTCATTCCTCCAAGACCTAACATTCCTATTAATACTGTCATTAAATGTTCCATTTGTAGAGCTGGTGGAACTTGCTCTTGTCCTAAAAACCAAATCAATAAATCTCTTAATACAAAGTTATATGCTAATGCAACTCCACAAACCCATCCAATGAAAGGTCTCCATCCAGCTACGAAAATTGTTCTGTGCTGTGCTTCTACTTTATTTATCTCTGATTGTAGTTCTATTAGTTGTTGTGGATCTATCTCTTTACCTTTGATAAGTTCTCTTATTTCCATACCCAGACCACCTATGTCTGCTTTGTCTTGAAAACCTAATAATCTTTTTAATAGTTTAAGCATATGTCCAAATTACTTTTTGTGTTTTACTAGGATCTGAATCTACATGTATAAATGTACTAGCTATTCCTATCCTATAGAATCCAGCTTTGATAAGTGCTGATAGTATTTCGTATCTTGCTGTACTGGATGTTGCATGTATATCGGCAGCAAATCCTCGTAGATGTGATGAATTCTCTGTTCCTCCCACTTTTGCATTATGTTCTTCAGTTCTGAATCCTGAATTAATCCTGAATGGTATCCCTGCAATTTGACGTGCATGGTTGAGCATGCGGAGAAAAGTTGGATCCATATTATGACCACTATCAGGAAAGTCAGGCGAGTCAAATTCACTATATCTGAAATAAGATTTCATTAGACATTAATTACATCTTTAATTTACCAAGCCATTTGTTCCAGCCTTTAGCAACTGCAATATTAAATTTCTCTAATTTATTTGCTATGTATCTTAATATTCTTACCATAATTTATTTTTTATTAAAATTATCTAAAAGTTGTATTGTCTTAATAACTGTATAAACCAACGTTGCTATAATCAAGAGTGCTTGTAGTGCTTCATTTATTTGTGCCATACTTACTACATAAACTCCTATCCCTATTATTGTTGGTTTAAATCCTTCCATCTTAATTCATTTTAAATGCCATATATATCCAATCATAACCTGAATTATTAAATGATTCACCTGATAATGTAAAACCTGTTGATACAAATGTATGAGTATCACTTGCAGTATATTCAGAAGCACTACCATTTGCAACTAAAAACTTATTATTAGGTCTTACAGAATCTATCATATACCAATCTGAACCATTATTTGAAGATTTTATCATTACAAAGTCAGGTTGAAATCCTGTTGTTATAGTTTGTCCTGTACTTCCATTTCCAGTATAGCTTCCAAATTTTTGATACCCTGCAACATCGTGGAAACAATAACTAATCATATCAATTCCTGAATTGTTAGATAAGTTTGATGTAAATGTTGAAGCACCAACTGCTGA